ATCATACCAGCCAAACACTCCAGTAAAAAGCTTTTTATATTCCTGATCTGAGACATCTGCCTTAAGCGCTTTTCTTACATTAGTACCACTCATTTCTCCAATTCCAGGAATATCAATACTAATATGAGGTGCTGTAATTATATATGAGTGTCTACCATATCCTTGTAGTTTACTTTTATCTTCTGGATAAGGTTGTATTACTGCGTCTTCCTTCGGTTGTGATGAAAATCTAGGTTTATCGCCCATATCTTTTTCTCCTACTAAGTATACTACAGCCGTGCTTCCACTATCATATTGTGAAGTTATCTCTTTTGCATCATAGGTATTTTTTACTTGAACTACGTTATTGCCATATCCAAATTTATCTATGATCTGCTTTTTTTCATCAAAATTAAGAGGACTTTTATCTCCGTCTACTTTATTTGTAGTTGCGATATAACAATTTTCAAATTTAGACTTTAACCAATCAAAGGTCTCTGCGTGATGCTTTGAAAATGGTTGGAATCTTCCTGGGTATATTGCGATTATATTCTTTACTGACATGTTTATAAATATCTTACTTGTGTTGTACTTTAGAGAAACCGTCTTTACCTTTTGTGATTTCTATATGAGCATCTACAATATCTCTTATAGCGTCGATGTGAGATATCATTATGATGAATTTAAACTGTGTTTTTAGATAGTCAAGCAGTATTGATATATTACCCATATTGCTTTGATCTAGTGCTCCAAAACCTTCGTCTATTGCTAAGAAGTTTGGTCTTGGGAGTGATGTTATGTTTATCAATGAAGATCTGATCGCCAAAGTAGACACAAACTTTTCCATTCCAGAGCTTAATTCAATTGGCCATTTTCTATCATCATCATACTCAATAAAGGCATTTATATTCTTGCCATCAGATTCAATTGAGATCTTAAAATCTACGACTTGAGAAAGCACATTATTGATATCTTCTTGAATTCTTGGTATTACTGAGCTTATAATATCATACGGAAGTCCATCTCTGCCAGTTGCTGATAGATAATACTCATAATACTTGTACTTTTCCTCTACCGCTTTTAGATTCTCGATACTTTGCTTTGCAGTTTCAATTTCCATTTGAGTGAGCTGGATATTGGTATTGCATTTCATAAGATCATCGCCTGTGTCTTTAAGCTGAGATTTCAAAGAATCAATTGATATTTGAATTATCTTAAGTTGATCACTTATTTCTTGATTTGATTTTATGGCAGCCTCTTTCTTTTTATATTGCTTTATGATATCTTCTACGTCTTTTATTGATATATGCCTCTGATGTAGCTCCAGGGTTAGCCTATCGATATTTGATTCTAGCTTGATTATATCATTTTTCTTTTTTGATAAACTATTTTGAAGATTTTCTTGAGCACTGACATACGACTTTAAAATCTGTATATTTTCTCTTAATACTCTTAAGTTATCGACTACTGATTTAGCCTCAATCTTATCAAGTTCTATTGAGTCTCTTGTAGCAATGGCGTCTTTTACAAAAACATTATCCATGCAGAATTTACAGTTCTCATCATATTTTAAGTCCTCAAGTTTTTTCATTTTCTCAAGTTTATGCGTAAGTTGAGTCTTTAGTTTTTCTACTTGGATCGATAGTGTTTTCTCTGTATCAATATCTTTTTGTAGCTCACTTTTCATTGTATTAAAGCTCGTCAGATCTATTTTTTGAGCCTCATTTTCAATTGTAGTGAGCTCTATTTTTGTAATATCTAAGTTGTCTTTATTGAGTTTTATGTCCTCTTTTATTTTTGTTTTTTGCGATATTAGTGATTCTTTTTTTAATTCAAGACTATCTATATCCAGTATTTTTGAGTCAATCTGGGTTACTTTAGAGCTGAGTTTCATATACTTAACAGACTCTTTCTCTATCGATTTTTCAAGATCTTTTTTATCTTTTTCAAGTTGACGGTATTGATTTGAATATGTTTTTATGTACTCTTCAAACTCCTTTAATTTAACAAAATGATCTACTTTTTTGTACTCTTTTATCAATACGGAAAACTCTTTGATCTCTTCATTTGCTGCTATGTATAAGTCTTCAAACACTTTTATATCAAGAAACTGAGAAAGCAGATCTTTTCTATCAGATTGACCCATATCGATAAATCCAGTGTTATTATTCTGCATTGACATACTTGTGAGAATAAAGTCCTCATATGAACCGATTATCTCTCTTATCTTTGCATTTGTACCGAATCTATCATCTCCATTTAGTGATACCTGCGCCCCTTCAAAGTCTATATAATAGAAGTTTACGTCTTGTTTTACACTTTCAGATTTAGCTCTATAAGACGCTTTTCTTTCGATCACGTATGATTTTCCATCAAGTTCAAATTCAAATTTACAATGGAATTCTCTTGACTTATTATTCATCACAAGACCTGCTTTTGAAGTCTTTGAGCACTTATCAAATAGACAATATACAAGAGCTTCTATGCTAGAGCTTTTACCAGACGCATTCTGAGCAAAGATACCATAGACTCCTTCCATGTTTGTAAAGTCTATGACATTATCTGGCCCATAACTAAACATGTTTGAGAATTCTAATCTCTTCGGGTTCCATTGAATATTTCTAGTAACTTCTAGTCTTGGTATCTTATGGTTTATTGTCTTATTGAGTTCGCATATCTTAATTATATCATCATCTGGTAGGCTGAATTTTGTTTTAAGATACTGAGATAGGAGAATATTCTGATAAGTCACATCTCTCACATTTATTGCATTTGTGCTTTGGTGTGAAGTGTGATGTGAAAAGTTATTTATCGTCTGATGTGAAAGCTCTATTACATTTCTGTCTTTTTTTACACTTGCTACGATTTCTTTTATCAGAGTTGGTGGTGTATTCTTTGATTTTAATCTCAGATATAAGTTCTTTGGAAGATGCTCTGGTATATCTAAATGAATTCCATTCTCGGCGTATAGAGTATAGAATGCTGTATCATTTTCAATAGGAACATACTCTGAGCTTTTTGATTCTATATCCCATACCAGTATCCCGTGATCTAAACCTTCGCCATGATTTTGCTGAACTAAAGAACCTGGATATGCGATTGTCTTTGCCTCGTTTAAAAACTGCCTTTTGTGGATATCTCCAAGAAGTACAAGATCAAAACCATCAAAATCTGCAACACTCATATGATATCCAGTAAGCGAAAAATCACCTTCAGTGAGTGAATTATTTACAGGACCATGAAACATACAGATCTTATAGTCTGATTTTATTTTTGATGCTTTAATGTATTTTTTAGGATCATCAAACACAGACCAATGCACAAAATCGATATTGGCCATTTTAAATATGCCTGTATCTTTTATGTAAGTTATATTTGAATCATTCATCGCATTAATTATAGGAGTCAAACTATCCATCCTATGATTATTGTTTAGATTTGCATCATGATTTCCTGGTATTACGATCGTTGGAAGTATCGATGACATCAGCTTTAAAAAGTTCTGTGTCTCTTGTACTAATTCTGGTGTGATATCTGTCTTTGAGTGGACTATATCTCCAGTTACGCATATAATACTCTCCTCAGTTTTAGTAGAATTTATATACTCTGCAAGCTTATCAAATACTCTTCTGTACTCATCATGTCTTTTGAAATTCCTAATGTGAATATCGCTTACGTGATATATCTTTTTGATTTCCTTTATACTTGATTCTATTTTTATAGGTTTTAACATAGGGACATTTGCATTTTTAGCATTAATAAGCTCGAAGCCGTTACTGGTTGAGCATTGTGCAAGTATTGTATCATTCCTTCAAATCCTATTTCTGAAGGGTCTTTGCCTTGTAATCGTATAAGATAGACTTCTTTTCCGTAATCTATTAGTTTCTGAGCATGATCTATAGATTCCATTATCGCATCATCATCAAGAGCCAAATATATTGTCTTGACTTGAGGTTGTAATAGCTTAATCATTAATGCTTTAGATATTGTTTTACCAAATAGTGGTATTGCATTTCTTTTTATTGCTATTGCGTCAAATACACCTTCACAGAGTATGACTGGCACATTCCAATTGATGTAATATTCAAACCCAGTCATCTCAGATTTATTACAAGAAGGTGAGTCTATTTTCTGTAATGGTTCTTTTTCAAATGATCGAGCAACAAAGTAGTTAAGTCTGCCTCTTGAATCATATGATGGCACTACTACTTTATTCCTATAGCGTCCTGTTTTGCAATACCCGATATTATACTTTAAAATGTCAGATGATGTAACCATTCTTCTCTTTAAATAAGCGAGAGCCTGTCTTTTTTCTAAGCTTGTATCACTAATATCGCCTAGACTGATGTATTCCTTTGGTATAATTATCGGGATATTTTCTTTCTCAACTTCAATTTTAGTAGAATCATTAACAAAGTAACCCTTCATTTCGAGTATGGCTTCTGTAGGTGCGCCAATCTTTTTTAGAAGTGATACTGGAGTCTTTCCTTTAGTTTGAGGGTGACATGTAAAGCAATTATACGCTCCAGATATGACATTGACCATAAGCTTTTGATTCTTATGCTGACAAACTGGACAATAATAGGCATAATCTCCTTTTGCGAGCTTTTTGCCTTTGCCTAAATATATTTCCAATAAACTTTGTACCAATTGGGAATTATCCATATAAACAATATAATAAAATAATGAAATAAAAAAATTTTAAAAAAAAAGTGAAAAATATTTTTTTTATTCGGATTTTTGTTTATATTAGAAATATAGGGGGAAGGGGGAGGAGGTTCTACAGTATAATATAAAGAAATATAGAAGAATATAATTAGAATATAAAGAAATATGCTAAATATAGAGGATTATAAGGAGAGGAAGTACTTATCTAGTTTAGAGCTGGATATACTTTATGCGTACTTGGATTTAGAGTACCAGAATATGGATGATGAAGAAAGAGCAATATGGTATGATATTTTAAATAAAATTGACCCAGATGATGAAATATAAAGTAGTACTGGCAACACTTTCTGGATGTACATCATGTCAAGGTTTAAAAGACTTGCTATCCCAGAATAACATAAATTTTACAGACGTACCTTGCGATAAAGATCCTGGATTATGTGATCAGTTAGAAGCTATGACAAAATCCAATAAATATCCAATTGCAATAATAAAAGATCTAACTCAGAACTTAGACTATGTTTATTTCCAAAGTTTTGATTATAATGAAATAGGCAAAGAAACAAATATAGACCATAAAGTAAAGACTATAGGATATTTCTCTGCCCAGGATATTATTACAAAAATTAAAAGTATATGATGAAAGAATTAAGTGAACAGCAACTAATTGAAAATGTAGAGAAATTCTATGATTTGATTAAAAAGTATCTTCCAGACAATGAAAGAACTAAAAAGCTTATCAAATTTTACAAAAGTATTGAGGTTACGCTTCTAACTTCTCCAGCATCGACTAAACTTGATCATCACAATTGCTTTGTAGGAGGTTATGTTGAGCATGTTGTCAGAGTAACTGAAGCAGCGTTGGTATTTGATAAAGTTTGGGATAAATTTGGTCAAGAAAAGACTCACACAACTGAAGAACTTGTATTTGCCGCAATAAACCACGATCTTGGAAAGCTGGGAACAAACGATCAACCATTTTATATCCCACAGACTTCAGAATGGCATCAGAAGAATCAAGGAAGGTATTTCACATACAATCCAGAGATGCAACACATGAGAATCGCTGATCGTAGTCTGTTTTATCTTCAGAAAGCTGGCATACAAGTAACTGAGAATGAATATATTGCAATAAAAGTACACGATGGATTGTACGAACCTGGAAATGAAGCATATCTTAAAACACATACTCCAGAATCTCAAGTAAAAGGACATCTTCCATATATCTTGCATCAAGCAGATTTAATGGCATCTAGAGTTGAAAACGACGTAAATAAAGGGTAATATGTTAGGAATAATATCAATAGTAATTTGGCCGATCACAATCATAGCTTATGTGATCTGGAATTTATATAATAAGAATGTTAAGCTAGAGGAAATGCTTAAAAGGCAGGATAATTTTATCAGATCTGTATTAGGTCTTGCTGATAATATCGATAAAACGGCGGCAAAGATAGATTCAACTATGTGGATATCTGGAGATCAAGAACTTAAGATGTTATTCGAAGATATCAAAGCAATGCAAGAGAATATCAAGCAATTCACAAGTAAACTATAAGCATGGTAGAGGAGGTATTACTTACAAAGAAGGGCAAACCTAGAAAGAGAAAGCCAAAATCAAAGATAGACTACTTTACTTTAGATACTCAAGACGCAATTATACGATATAGGGAGTCTACAAGTGAATCAGAAAGGAATAAAATATACAATACTGAGATTCACAATGCTTTCTATAAACTTGCGGAGAATATAATCCACACTTTTAAGTTTTATCATACTGAAGTTGAGAGTCTTGAGGATCTAAAATACGAAGTTATATCATTCTTGCTCCAGAAGATTCATCTTTATGACATATCAAAGGGAAAAGCTTATTCATATTTTGGCACTATAACAAAAAGGTATCTGATTTCATATTGTCAAAGGAATTATGATAAGCTAGTTGAGAAAAAGCCTCTTGATAATGTGGATAATGATGAAAGGACCATCGATAGTCTTGTAATGCAGCCAGTCAGTAATGAATTAGACAGATCTTCGGTGATTGCAGAGCTAATTGATCATCTGGAAAAGAACATGATTGATATGTTTGACAAAGAAGATGAGATAAAAGCAGCTGATGCTATTATTGAAATACTTAAAAGATCAGATCAGATAGATATTTCAAACAAAAAAGTCCTCTATGTCTATGTAAAGGAGATGGCTGATGTTAAATCTACTGCAATAACAAGTGTAATAACTCAAATTAAAGTCATTTATAAGAGAATACTCAATAGACGAATAGAAAACGACGATTATTAGTATTTATAAGGAAAAGACATATGGCTTTAGATTTAAGTCAATCAGTATTTAATGGTAAAAATCTAGAAGATCTTGTAAAAGAAGTCTACGATAACCATAAAAGTCAAGATCAAATGCTAAAAACGGAGATCACTAGGCTAGCTGGGATGATATCAAACCCTGGTGATGCAGTAGTGATCATTCCTATGCTAAAAGGTTTAATGGACTCTAGCTTAAAGAACGATGAAACCATTCTCAAGCTGGTTAATGTGTTCCAGAAAGCAGCCGAGAGCGCTAAGAAAGACGATTCTGATGATCTAGGCATACTGACAGAGAAAGATGTTGAGCAGTTATTCCAAGAGATAAATGTAATTAAAGCACCAAAGGAGAAAATAGATGTTTAATAATCTAGGATCAGGAAAATCAAAAAATACTGGAGCTCCTTTATATATTGGAAGGGTAAAGTCTATAGTATTGAATCCGTATGTAGACAATTCAAAGACTCCTAATCCAGATTATAAGACTGCTGCTGATATTGGAAAGATAAGATTTGACAGAATATATTCAAGTATCACTAATACAAAAAGTGGCAATGAAAATGACTTTGCTTATCCTATGTTTAGCTTTATCAAACAGTTTCCTCTTATTGGAGAAGTTGTTGCAATATTCTATGGTCCTTCTGATGGTTTAAATGATAGTAAAGACAATCAAAAGCTGTTTTATATGCCAGCTTTTGCATTATGGAACGCAGCAAACCATAATGTAATGCCCAATATGCTGGAATACAGTCAATTTTTATCAAACTATGTCAAACAACCTGAATATGGAGGTTCATCTGGCACTCCTCCAGAGCTACCAAAAGGCTACACTTTTACTGAATCGGATGGCATTAGAAATCTTACCAATTTTGAGGGGGATTCTATAGTTGAAGGTCGATATGGTCAGTCTATAAGATTTGGATCAACGGTAACAAAGTTCAAAGGATATAACCCATGGTCTGATACTGGAATTAATGGATCACCTATAACTATAATTAGAAATGGGCAGGGAAGCGTAACCAATCCAGTAGATAAGTTTGCAAGCACAGTTGAGGATATTAATACAGATAGGGCTTCTATATACATGACTTCTGGACAGAGGATAGTGCTTGAGGATCTTAATAACTTCCCGATGAACTCTTATACTAAATTCACAGTATCAACAGAGATAGCAAGTACACCAAAGATATTTGAAAAACCAGTGTCAACTGATTATACTCCAGCAGCAGATCAAGATAAACGTACATTTAATCAAGCATGATAATCCCAGAATTTCCATATAAAGGCAATCAGATCATATTAACTTCAGATAGAGTTACTCTCCATTCAAAAAAGGATGGAGTTTTTCTCTTTGGTAAAGCTACTGTGGGACTATCTTCTGTAGGTACAATAAACCTAGACTCAAAAGAGAAGGTCCTAATAGATTCACCTAAGATAGAACTTGGTAATAAAGCAGAACAATTTGGAGAACCGGTGCCTCTTGGAAATTCTCTACAATCAGTTCTATCTGATATGAACGATGTACTGACTTTGCTATCAAATGCTATGTCAAAGGCAAATGGTACTGATGACATAAGCACTGCAGCATCTCTTGCAACAATTCAAGTAGCTGGAAGCACATCTATGATATCATTAAAAGACATTCAATCTAGGCTACAGAATATATTGTCAAAGACCACATACACTAAATAATGTCACAGGAAAAACCTATAGCCAATCTATCAGAGCAGTTAAAAAAGATAAGAGAGTCTTTTAAACAACTTAAAAACATCTCTGACTCTCTTGATAAAAGCGTTGGAAGTACTAATGGAAAAGGAATGGCGGCTGTAACAGACAATATCTGGAAGTCAATCCTTTCATACTTTAGAAAGTTTCCAGAGATATTCTTTGGCAAAACTTCATCTAAAAAGGGACAAAAGTCTTCAAGCTTTACAGACTATGGCATCGCATATATTACAGCGCTACTTGCATCTTTAGATCTCTGCTCTATAATTAATACTATTAGTAATCTTACTGATAATCTTAATGTTGCAAAGTTCAATCCAAATCAAACTCCACCTCCAAACGATTTTAAGTGGAAAGTTCAAAAAATTGCTTATGAGATTCAAATTGTTATAGATGAGTTTAATAGAGTGTACTCTTTAAGTGCAAATCCTGGAGCAACTATATCAACGCTCATAGCATCTGTATCGCCTAATATTCAAAAGCTTACAAGCCAAGAGTATCTAGGATCTGAAGACATGCGTAAAGCGTTTCCTCAAGTAGATCAATTAAATAATTGGTTAACTGATACGCTTTCAAAATGGCAAAATAGCAATAATGTATCAAATACGGATAATGAACAAATAAACAAGATACTAAAGACCATAAGTATATTAAGAAATACGTGCGTGCTTATACAGGGATTGAGTAGTCCAGCAAGTCTTGTTAATTTTGCTCAATCTGCTATTAATCCTTCTGTATATGAAACTATAGATAAGCTAGGAGCAGACAATATAGATGCAAAAAAGCTAAGTGATACTATAGGAAGCATACAAAGCCTGCTGATTCCTATAAATAAAGGAGCTGCATTTATCTTAAAGTATATAGAATATCTCCAATTTACAATAAGAGTATTATTAATTCTAGTAAAAATATTTAGAATTCTTATAAACTTCTTTATAACACTACCATTACCAAGTGTAGTTACAACAACAGGAGTCAATACAGGGCTTGCAAAAGGAGAAAGAAAGCTAGATGAGTATCTTAAAAATACCATAAAACTTTTAGCGCAAATAAATCTATTCATTGCTATGATAGTCAGTATGTTAAGAGGACTTACTGCCGTCTTAGATCAAATAATAGCAGATTTGGAGACTATACTTCAGAAATTTAAAGCATGTACAAGAGAAAGTGAAAATACAAATCCAGCGGATGCTCAGACTCGTAATGAATTAGAACGAGCTACAAATCAATTAAAAGCTACAAACCAAGCTCTTAAAGATTTTATTGTTAATTATGAAGCAAAAAAAGAAAATAACAAAAAAACGTATGAGGGTTATACAATAGAGATACTTACAGAAGAAGTAACAGATCAAAATGTGCTAAAGACTACATTACCTAGAAGATACGGTATTGCTGTTGATGGAGCAGGAATTGAGGTTGTAAAATCAGATTATACATTTGCCTCAGATGATAGTGTAATTATAAATCAAGTTAAATTACTTCTTACTTCAAAAGGACTGACTAAACCTCAAGAGCAAGCATTTACTAATCAGCAGATGGAAATATTAAATGAGGCAATGGCAGCTATAGAAGAAAATGAGATATCTATGGATGATATTCCTAAAACTGCAACAATAGGTGAATATCTAGACCCACCAGATAATGAGAATGAAAATGATGGACTTGGACTCAATGCTTTTGTAAATAATTTAGAAGGTGGAAAGTCACTTAGAGAGCGAATTAAGAAGATAATGCAGCAAAGCAAAGAAAAGCTAAATTCAGACATAAATTCAGTAAAAAAATAAACATTAAAAGATATTTATAGAATATGACAAA